TTATTTTACATAAATATATAGAGGGAATCGTCGATATATACGAAAAAGACGCTATGAATGATGTAATATTAGCAATTGATAAACAAAAAGAAGAGGCACGAAAAATGGCGTCGCTAATAATAAATCTAACCTATACATACGCACAAATCAAAGAAGAATTACAAAATAAACCACTCGACACATCGGTTATACTTGAAGAAACACTTGACACATCGGTTATACTTGAAGAAATAAATAAAATACTTTCAACCTTTAAAACTAAACCATACAAGATAGATATGCGAACATTATATAATAGAATAGCATTGAGTAAATCACATTTTAAAGAATTAGTAAAAAAAAATAGAATATGTTCTCATATCCTAACGCCGAAGCAAGTGGGTTCGATTTGTTGGTTTATGTGTGCTTTTGTCGCTATGTTTTACAGTCAGCGTAGTCGTGATGTAATTATCAAGAGTTCGGAAACATGGGATAAAAATAAACGGTTATTTAGGTTATTACGGTTTGTTTTAAATAAAAGATACGTAAAGACTGATAAAGAAGATAATTACCCGAAGTTTAGCGATAATATATTCGTTGATATATTAAGATTATTATTTAAGATAGACGGTTTTCCTTATGACCCTGATAATGTTAATCATAAGGGTTTTTATCCGGAAGTTTATATATGCAAACTATATAAATTATTAGGAATTGATTATAAAATATTTGATATTTTTGATATTATGGGATTTACTGTGGCGTATTCCTATTATAATAAGGAATATGATCTTGTAAGTTATGAAAGTGATGATAATAGCGATCTTATAGAAAAATTAAAGAATGATGGGTTACAAGTTGGTTCATATACAAATGATAATTTAACACCTCCTATATTAATAATAAGGTATAATCACCACACACATTCTTTATACACTCGTGATGGTATATTAAAATCAAATGAAATTATCGATCCAATAATGAAGAGTCAATTAACATCTATGGATGATAAAATATGTTATAATGGCAAGGTATATATCTTAGATTCTGTAATACTGAAAAATTGGAATGATAATGATGGTATAGTAAATCACGGTATTGTAGGAATAACTTGTGAAGGATATAAATATGTATATAATGGTTGGGTAAGGACAATCATTGATAAAGTGATACCAAACGATTTTAAACAAAGAACCCCTTGCGAACTGATGCCTTATGATTGGAATATTCAAAAAGACTTTAATTTTTGTTTAAATAATTCTACGTGTATCCCTGATATATGGAAAACAGTTTTACCCGTCATGATTAATAAACTAAGGAAAACTGAATTATGCTTTAATTTTAGCCAAGGTATCAGGACATTAATATACGTTCGTCAAGATACTACTTGTTATGTTACATTTAGATAAAAATAGGTTTGATGTTCGCTTTGAAACGAAATGTGCATCTCATAACACAAGTGAAATCCCTGATTGGTATATTCTTGATAAGGTCAATAACAAAGTTTTAATAGGTATGAACCAACTTGATTTATGGAGTGGCGGTCAGCAAACAAATAGAGGTTCAAAATATATCTTTAATAACGAACATAATACAAATGATAGCAAATTATTATGCGTAGTTTGCTATGAAATACACCTCAAAAGTTATAAAAATAAAACATATAAATTATTTGAAACGGGGTTTATAAATAATACCTTGTGCTATTTGAATAACCTACATAATACGATAACCTCATATTTCCAATTATAATAACGGATTAAAGCGTTGTATCAGTTCCTGCTTTGATATGGACTTGGGTCCGATTGTATTATTAAAGTCAAATGTAATCCCATACAATTGTGTAATATTATCCGCTATGCTTTTATCATTCGAAAACTTAATAAAGTAATGTGATTGTATGCTCTTGCTATCGCACTCCGTATCTATTGTTCCCGCATTAACTCCTACACGACGAAATGAAATGTCGGGGTTCTCTGTTTTTTTAACGAAACGAAAGTTTAAAGGTTCTATCTGTTCTACAGTATCGCGAATATAGGATCGTTTCATCCATATTTGTAATATGCACGGGACATCGTGTGTTTCTCCATTGACAAGAAAAGAGTTGTCAGGCAAATCAATCTCAAATATGCGATGAAAGTTAAGTGGAAACTTCTGTATTAGACTATTTTTTTTGAAACTTTTAGGTAAAATGAAAGATATACTATGTGCGAACTCGCAAGCCTTCTTTATAAACTTTATAGCGAGGGATGACTGTCTTCCAAATGGTGGATTACCGATGATATGTATTTTATTTTGAAATTCATTAAGACCGAATATGTCAAGTGTTAAAAAGTCTTGTGTTATTATTTCGTCATTCTCTGGTTCTATATCATAAAACAAATGATTATAAGTGAGTGATTTTATACCTGCTATAAAAGCACCATTACCGGCACTTGGTTCTATAATTAAATCTTTATTATCCATATACACGTATTTATCAATGTATTCTATACATAACTTGACAGTCTCCGGATTTGTATAATATTTATCAATTGTATTGCGATGTAATCCTGTAGATTGCGATGCTTTATTCGTATCCATTAGATATATGTATCTAATCCTTCTTATATTATGAAAATCATTTTTTATCAAAAAACAAATCCGTATCCTATACAATGTCGTATCCATAAAATATGGTTATGGTATATCACCAGTCCAATTTGTTCCTGTCGCGGGATGGTTGGATTACGGATTGCCTGTTGTAACGAGCCCCAAATAATCCTTAATACCTTCGTCAGTCAACTTTGTTTTTCCTTCGTATTTATAGGCGAGTTTTTCTTCCAATAAAATATCAGAAACGCTCTTTGTGTCATCCTTATTCTTATATATATTCGCAAGAACTCTGCCATATTTATCCTTCGCGCAACATTCTACCCATACCAAATAAACGTCCGTGTCTAAGATGGTTTTGATGTCGTTCTTAACAACAACCTTCTTATCAGTCAAGATCTCAAACAGGCGATCCCTTGCCTTTACGCCGTATTCTTGTAGCACCTTGTCCTTGCTTTTAATCTCACACGTATCTATGCTATTCAATCGCATTGTAAATTTATAATAAGAACCAAACACATTCAATACAACCTTGACCGTGTCGCCATCATAAATTTCAACCAACCGTCCAAAACACTTTACACCAGCGACAGATAGCTCAGGTGTTGAACCTCCATATTGTCTGAAATCTTCCTTGTTCATTTTTTGTATTATATAGTATATTGTGTAAATACTTAAATCAATTTTCTTTGATATTTGTTACGTTTGTAAATCCTGAAACCTTTTCTTTCTTTGTAATTCTTCTTCTCGTTTCACTAATAACCATAATAATTCGGACTTTTTAATACTATAAGATGTTAAAAGTAGTTTCTTTATTATACTTTCAATATATTTTATATCTGTTATTTTAGATATTATTTTTTGTTGACCCCTCTTATTTGAATGTAACAAACCCTTTATTTTATTTTCTATTTCTTCGCGAACATATACGAGCATTTTTTCTCCATTACTAAAATTAAAACATAAACTACCCTTGGATAAAAACCCTTTCAATACTTCAGGGATACATTTTTTGATATTCAAACAAAAGTCATTATCTTTTTGAATATTCCAATCATATTTCATAAGTTCACAAGGTATCTTTCGTGTTATCGCTTGTTTTGCCATTACCGGATCCATACTTGATCTAACCCATCCATTATAGACGTATTTGTCTCTTTCGCAGGTTATCCCGACTATCTCGTGCACATTTATACGTTTATATGTATTCCAATTTACCAATATTGCGGAATCTAAGTTATACTCAAAGCCATTATAATATATTGTATCACGCATAGATTTTAGATTATCTGTATTTCCTTCAATATATCTTTTAGCATTTTTTTCGTTTTGTAATATATCTTCATCCCCTACACTTATTATATTACTCGGTAAATGTTGTCTTTTTGTGTAATTTTTTTCATATTCTGTAATTGTATCATATACCGCAAGTAATAATATAGTAGGCGCAACGTTATTTTCTTTATATTTAATATTCTTTTTTTTTGAATTTATTTCTGTTATAAGTGTCCCTTTTTCATCAATTCGATAATCGTAATATTCCAATTCTTCATTTAAATTTGAATATGCCAACATATAAGTATAAATACCTGAATCAATAGTATAGCAATAATCAAAAATTTTATAATCTATATTTAATAATTTATATAACCGTCCAATATAAAACATAGAACGAAAACCACTAATAACCCTAAAAGGGTCGTATGGAAATGATTTAGGATTTTTATTATGTAGGAGATATAATACATTTTGAAAGGTATCATCGCTAAAATTCCTGTAATCTTCACTTACTCTACTTGCCGTCTTTAAGTATTTATCATGTAATATTTTCTTTAATAAATCAAATAATTCATCATCTGTATCCCAATTCTTCGATGCTTCCAATAGTATTTTACGACTGCGCTGACTGTAAAACATCGCTACGAAGGTTGCCATAAACCAACAAATAGGTCCTACTTGCTTCGGTGTTAGAATTCGCGAACATATATTTTTTCTCTTTGACGACGACGATGAAGATGATGAACTATTTGATGACATATTAGTAATGTAATGTAAATTATCTATAATACTATATTATTTTAAAACTTAACTTATTAAATAATATACTACTAAAAAAAATATTAACGACCCTATTTCATAACCGCAGGTAAAGATACACCTGATATATAATTGGATAATTCGAAGTCATCAAACACAAGTTCCTCAATCCACTTTATTTTTTCATCTACCGACAAAGCAACATCTGGTGCTTCCTTCCTTATTATGACTTTCGGAAAATCAAAAGAATCGCTTGTAATCTGCTTTGTAACTTGTGTCGTATGCTCTTCGTATATATGAGCGTCACAAATCGATAATGAGATTTCGTTCGCGGGTATATGTAGGACGTGTGCGAATATATGAGTTAATAATGCGGTACTCGCAATATTAAAAGGCAATCCTAAGAATAAATCAGAACTACGCAATGTAAGATGACACGAAAGCCCTTTCAAAGTCTTATTAAAAATGTATAATATATGACACGGAGGCAATGCCATCTTTTTAAGGTCTACGGGATTCCACCCAGATAATACAGCACGTCTGCTATTCGTGTCTTTTGACAACTCTTCTAACACATATTTAATCTGGTCGATACCCTTGGTGTCAGTGAAATATTTCTCATCAATACCGTATTCCTTTCCAAACTTTCTCCACTGCCAACCGTATACTGGTCCCAATTCACCCTCTGGATAATCGAGTCCTATACTATCCAAGTATTCACGTGTAGAGTTACCGTCCCATATATGAACTTTTTTTTGCTTTAATTCGTGGGCATTTGTTGAACCTCTTAAAAACCATAGAAGTTCCTCTACAATCCCACGAAAGAACATCTTTTTCGTGGTTATCAAAGGAAACGCTATCGCGACATCTTTAAAGTTAATCATACAACCAAATATAGACGCCACAACCCCATTTCGTGTTGTCTTGATTTCACCATTCTCCAGCGTTTCCTTTAATAGACTTAAATACCCATTCTCGCCCTGAAAATACATTGTATGTATTACATTGTATATTAAGGTATATATTTATATGAATTTCGCTTTATAAAGTTGCGATTCAGACACGATCCATTACAATCGTCGCAACACAACGTGCAAACATTAGTTCGCTGATTGGTCGTAATCTTTAACATAAACTCCTTGTATCTCAGCAATTGCTTGATATCCAATATTACAATCGCCTTTCTAGCGTGATTCATTATTCTATATTGATATCTATATCGTATAATATTTATATAAAAAATGACAAGGAATATGTAATACGTTTTATAACACAATACCGATCAAATGTATTACAAAGTCATCTTTAATATCAAGACGAACAACAAGGCAAACAATATCGCAAGATGCATTTATGATAAAATAAAGAATATCCGTAGTGAGAATAAGGAGTGGTTGGTGAATAGCACAAACGGGTATATTTTCGCACACGTTGAGTTGCCATTATACGAAAAAGAATATTTGGAGAGTGTCATCTATGAATACGGTATACAGAAGGCGATTGAAAAGTTTATTGTAAATAAAAAATGCTATGAAGTCATTATGAACCTCGTAGATAATGATGAAAAGAATATATATCTAGGATTAGCATATTATATTGTAAGCGAACAATTTGAATATATGTCGTTTGAATATGTCGCGTCAGCATAAATACCCCAATCCCCCTTTACTGTTTCCATTTCTTACCACAAATCAAACAATTCATAAATAGTGTAGATGCTTCATCACCCGATCGGGTTTGTAGTTCATAATAACTGACCTTTTTACTTTTACACCGCGAGCATTTAATCATATCAGACATCGCGACCAGTTTAATCTCATACGCTGCTTTCAGTCGTAATTGATTGCGCTCGTCAATCTCCTTCCATCGCTCAGGGAATACGTCTTTACATTGCATATACGGGAGCATATGTGGATGAAACTCTTTTTTATGGATCATCCGATCGTATAGTTTGTCGTTACCAATATAACTATCATTCTTGATATTTGAATAAATACTTCTAGCGATGTTTGAGTATATATCTAAAAACATTTGGCATTTCCAAGATAACTGAACCTTGGCATTATTCGCATAGTCAATCGTCGCATTAAATATACCAATCTCCAAATCGCTCACTTCCAACTCTGAAATATCTAAATTTGCGATCAACAGCGCTTTAAAATCATCGCGTATCTTATTTTTATTATAGCGGTTGGCGGGTTCTATCGCGTTATTGTTTTCCTCATTTAATTTATTGAATTTTTCAATCTCCGCATTTAAATCATAGTAAGTATATGCGACGGTTGCACATTCATTCGCCATTAGATTATTTCTACTTGTCAATGTCAATGTATGTATGTAATATTTTATATCATTTTTTACTAATAATAAAAAATTGATATAACTATAAATCTATACCAATAAATACAAAGAATGTCTGCGAAAATCAATCTACGCGACTTTATCACCGATGACGTGAATATGGTTGAAATATTCTTTTGTAAATCAAATACCACAACAGGCACTGAAATAGATGTTCATATAACTAGTGATATTGAGAGTCTTATTGAAAAAAAGTATAAGAAATACAAGGAAGAAAAATATAAATTATATCATCACAAGGACAAAGTATATACCTATGAACTGTCAAATGACAATCAACACGTGTCTTCAAAGATAACGACAAGTTCAATGCACATCAAATCACCGAACATCTTTGTATTATCGTCCAAAATCGACAAGTTCCCTCAATACATCTTTCCGTGTACGAATGACATTGACAACATTTCAATCTATACGATCAAAGAGTTTAAAATTAATAATAGGATATCTTTGATGCTTCGCGATGATGCCTCCGTAAAAGCTTTCTATATTGAATATAGGCATTCGCCGAACGTTGAGATTGATAAAATAAACGAGTATATCAATCATCTCATTTCCACTTACGCAACCTACGCTGTATAAGAAAGAAAAATAAAATAAAAATTGATAATCGCGTATTCTTTTTTTCTTTTTTATACATATAGTATAATAATGATGATGACATCTGTTCCTGTTCCTGTTCCTGTTTCCATTAATTACGCAGATTTCTCAGTATTTGCGGATCTGTATAATGACACAGGAGAGAAATGGGAAGCTCAAGATTGCGATGACGCGTTGAAGGATTACTATGACGCTTATTGTACCTATCTTGTATCCCGTAAATATACAACGGATGTTATCAAAACATATCGCAAGAACGCGATTGTCGACTTTTATATCACCGAAAAGAAGTTTGATCAATCTGTGCGAAAAGATTTGGACACCTATTATATCCAGAATATCAAAGATTCCTTTCATAAAACACTCGATCCCCCACCTTGCTTCTTCCATGAAGTTAGAATGGAGCAAAAGCGCGATCAAATAGATATTGATACCGATGATGTAGCACAACATTATATTAATATGAAAAATAGATACAAGGCGCTCTATAAAGAGATGACGAATGTCGCAACTACAGCGAATAATCCTTCGAATATGAACGGTTGCGAACTTCAAAGCGATTGTGACGATATTGAAAGTAATTACGATTATTACGACGAGTATTACAATATGTATGATAGCGATTATTATTCCGAAAACGACTATTATAGCGACGGTTATAGCGATGATTATGATTTGCACGACTAATGTAAAAAATTATATAAACAAATGATAATATATGTAATCATAAAGTAATAAATTATGGCTCCAACATCTTCAAAAAAGCAATCATCCGTATCTGTTTCACCAGTGGTTCTTGACCCTCCGGTTTCTGCGTCCGCACCCGCTGCCTCCGCTGATACACTTGCGAAGAAGAAGAAGCCTGTCGTGACTCCAACTGTTCTTGCTACCACTCCTGTTGTAGCACCTGTTACTACCGTTCCTGCTACTCCTATAGCACCAGAAACGGGTGTCGTTGTCGTTCCTGTTGATGCGACAGCACCAGCAGACAACGCACTTTCAAACATCATTGACAAGGTTAATTCGCTATCCGCTGCGATCAAGGATATTCAAACCAATCTCAAAGTCCTTAGCAAGGAATATGATAAGCAACAGAAGATCATTGAGAAGGCACAGAAGAAGCGACAGAACGCGAAGAACTCACCGTCTGGTTTCGCGAAACCCAATAAGATATCTGACGAACTTTGCGATTTCATTGGTGTTCCTCATGGAACCGAGAAGTCGCGAACGGATATCACGCGACTAATTAATGCCTATGTGAAGGAGCATAATTTGAATAAACCTGAGAACAAGCGTTTTATTCTCCCTGACGATAAACTAAAGAAGATTCTTAACGTTGGTGACAGCGAGGAGATCAACTATTTCATCCTACAAAAACTAATTTCTCACCATTTCCCAGCGAGTGCGAGCAAGACCGCTGCGAAACTGGCGACTGCGACTGCTTAGATATAATGCGAAAGATAGAACACATAACTTATTTTTTATAATTTAAAGACTATTAAATACACAAAATAAAAATAATCAATATTAAGCAGGAGACGTATGAATATACAAGATAATGCTCAAAAAAAATCAGACTATTACAAGGAACTTAAAACTGTAAGGAAGGAAATTGATAAGATATATAAACAACTTACAAAGAATGAAACATTACCTGAAATGATACAAAATATTAAAAATGATCTAAGTAAAAACATTACTTTCATTTTGACAAACATATCAAAACCAAAATCAACGTATACGGATGATACTAAAATAATAAAAATATTAGATGTATTAATAACATTATTAAAAAAATGCACTTTTTATGATATAAAACATGACGCTATTATTAACCCTATAAATGAAAATTTGGATATTAAATCAAATGATACGGTAAATAAAAAAAATATTGATACAGAAATTTTTAAAGCAGTTTTAGAGGATAAAGAAAAAAACATTATAAAACTTATATGCATAATTACTTATTATAAAAAATGGTTTGAATCAGAATTTTATACAAATGATGAAGATAACAAGATAACAGGTTTGGAGAAGGAATTAAATTTAATAGACATAAAAGAGGTTGAAAAAAAAAAGGAGAAAAATAAAGAAATTGAAACTTATAAAAGGAGTATTGTAATAGATAAATATAAAAACTTATTTCAATATATTCAAATAGCATCCTTTGATATTTTTGAATATGTAGATAAACGTTATACTGAACTAACAGCAAAAGATAAAGACGCAAAAGATAAAGACGCAAAAGATAAAGACGCAAAAGAATTTATAGAAACGTTTAAAACAGAGGTTTATTACGCCCTTATCAATATTAACAATAATTCGTCGGGCGTAGATTCTGAATCACAGTTATACGAAAATGGAAACGAGAAGGTTGAATTGGAAGCTAGAAAAGATTTATTAGTAAAAGTGAAAGAACAATTGGATAAACAATTAAAGCAATTAAATGATATCAGACAATTTTTAATTGACTCAGATAAGCAAGAGTATTCAAAGGAAATAACGGAATTAAAAAATGCATTTAAAGATTATAAAAAGGAAAAAGAATACGATGACAACATCCTAACGATACTCGTAAATGAAGAGGGAGAAGTGAAGAATCAATTGGAGAAGAATAGTATGAATAAGAAGATATTGGCAGATAAAGCGGAACAGGATAGAATGCGATTACAAAGGGATCTTGATATTGCGAAAAAAAACGGGGGGAGGAACAGACAAAAGAATATATATGGTGGTGGCGAACAAAAAACAAGCAAGTATTACGAGGAAAAATATAAACCATTAAATGTCCTTCTAACAGCGATTGATCAATTGATAAAAAAAATCGCAGAAATAGAAGGGAAGGATGATGATGATAAAGATCCTTTCAGCAAAAAGAATGGTATGTTTGGCGACACAGACAATGACTTTAATTCCATTTATAACAACATTTGGAAGGATTACAAAAAAGAGATGAATAAAATCAAATCAAAGGGCGTTACACTGGATAGTTTAAAACAAGACAACCGACTATACGAGCGTGTTAAAGAGAATAATTTAGACCCTCAAGACGTTTTAAAGATTACCTTTCAGGACAAAGTGATATTCATTTGTATCATATTAATTATACGTACGTTCGCAATGGTTTTAATAGAACTATTAATAGAATATAATATAGTTAGCACCCTGAACAGGGGTATCTTCGTCTATTCGATTATCTATCTGTTGCTACTACTCACAGGTGTTTTAATAATTAACTACGACTCCTATAAATTGCGTATTCTCGTAAATTACCTCAATATACATATTAATTCGTCCAACATCTTCTTTCACGCCTTATTATTTTGCCTATTTATAGGGTTGATCTTCATCATCATCAATGACGAAGACAATAGTTTAAAAAGTATAGATAATATATTTAATTATACCTATGTCTATAAGTATATCTATGAAATCGCCGAGAAATCGAATCCAATGTCTCACCTCCTATTGTCACAAAAAGAAAAGTTAAAGTTGCAATACCGTATGGATATTATCACCATGATCATCTTCATATTCTCCTCGCTGTTAATATTGATAATGTAATCCGTAATCCATTACATCACGTTTCGTATCGGGTAATAGGTTAGAATCAATGAATATTGCGCTGCATAATTTAAGAGAGACGCGTTCACGAAGTCTTCTTTCACCAAATTTTCATTTAGCATTATTATTTTTCCAAGATCATTATTTACCTCCAAGATTTTCATATTCACATAAATATTGCGCGCGGTCTTCATTTGCATATAATCACATTTGGATACAATATTCAATTTATATTCATCGTATTCAAATTGATTGGAATAATCGATGTCTATCTCGTATAAATTAAATTGTGAATGATGATTACGAGGCATTAGAATCGTATCAATGCTCGTATCCATACTTTTAGTATCGTATTTATGCGTCGTATAATCGCAAACCTGACTTATTTTAATGTCGTCTCTTCCCAGTTCTAGTTCGTTATTCAGATAATCAAGGAAATTAATCTTCCATTTCTTATTTGCCAAATTGATATTGTTGTTAATATTATTGTCCTTTGTGATTAACTTCCAAATATCCCATTTTCCAGATGACTTGCTATATAAGAATTTATATTTGAACGTCTTGTGATTGTCCGTAATTACCATTGTGATATAAGATGTCTGGTTTTTCACATAGTTAGGAAATAATATCTTTAATGGTGCAATAACGTTGCTTTGCAAGTCAATATTGATAGTGAAAGAGAGCTGGTTGCGATTCGGAAAGTTTATCCAATCTCTGCTATAACTATTTATAATTAATATTTTTTTATTCACAAATGTATTCGTAGATGTGTTCAGGGATGTTATGACCTTTTCCATAATTTCTGCGACATTTGGCATCGTGCTAGAACCCGCACTCGTCATCGCAATATCCATATTCGCAGCATTCGCAGCATTCGCAGCATTCGCAGCATTCGCAGCATTCGCAGCATTCGCATCCGTATCTATCGTCGCAACTATCGTATTTGTAATTACCCTGCTATGCTCATACTCTTTCACGCGAAGTAATAATTCTTCGTTCGTCAAAATATCGCCCCTGTTATAAATATGTTCCGGTTGCGGGGCATTCGTATTCGTATCGGGTTCGGGTTCGGGTTCGGTTTCTTCGTTGGATACTGGAAGATTCGTCGTATTCATATTCTTTATAATATAATCTTTCATTTTCGTAAGCGTTATCGTGTTCAATTCCATTAGTTTAACCGTATTGTTCATTAAAACAGCGTCTTTACTCATTGTCGTTATGATTGCTCGGATGATATTTTGTAATACGTCCGCATTCAAAGATAGATTGTATTTTTCAAGCAACATCTTCGTAGATGCTTGAACAATCAAGTTTCTATTTTTTTCTGATTTGAATTCATCAATAATCCCCATTCTCTTATACTATATCTATTTACAGTTTTTAAGTAACTTCTTTTTTACGAAAATGAAATTTTAGGTTCGGACGATATAAATACTTGCGACTTTCGATCATATTATCGTCGGTAATTTTTTTTTCATTTGTAATACATTTTATAAAGTTAGCATCTTTGTAAGGGTCCGGTAAATTTAACTTCTTATATTTTAAAAGACTATTCAACCACCGTATTTGGTGTGTCATAGAGAACATACCGCACTCCGTGTTCTTTTGCTGGTGTCGCATAGTATTAAATGTAATTTTAAAATCAGATTTAGGGTATATGACACCCAGACTCTCTTTTATATTCATAATAAATTTCTTCACATACGCGGGTATGGCGATCGCATTACTGTCGTAATAATGCGCTCCATAGCATTTGTTCGCAGGATCAATAATAATAAAAGTAGATGTCCAGTGCGAACCACTCTGGTTATGTTTGTCTAGGTTCGTAATTAATCCCATATATTTAATTTTCTTGCGAATATACTTTTTAACATCCAGTGAACATATTTGACTATATAGGCATCGCCCGAACTTGTCTTCCTCTGAAAAATCAATCGGATATACCCCCAAGAACGCATATTTATACTTGGGACTTGTGTCATACTGCTTCATTACATCCTCAATATCATAATTACTTAACCATTCTTTCGCGTTCGCATACCATTCAGCGGGCATTTCGGGTCGTAACTCTTCTTTCTCGATCATCTTGATAATATCTTTGGTCTTTGCGTCATTTGCGAATCGCGAGATGGTTCCTGTCCAACACCAGTATTGCTTGTCATCGCACATGGGTTTAATTTTTTCATTCAGTAGAAGAGATAATTTAGCGATAGCGTCCGTCTTTTTGTAAATTATTTTGTCGGGTTTATATTTATTCCACGTATCAATAAGGTAAAGCAATGATTTTTTTGAAAATATGTAGGGATTATTGGTATTTTTAGGACTATTATATTTTAAATTTTCGTTCGTCATCCTATGCTATGGTATTTATCTACATAGTATGTAGAAAGTTATTTGCGATTTCGTAAAAATAAATATGTATAAAAATAAAAATTGATATATATATAAGTATATTAAAACAATAAAAGAATGGGCATTACTGAAGATTTTCGCGCATTTATTAACAAATATAAGGTTGATAAAGGTAAGCCTTTTACAAATACAAGTATAGGTCATCCACGCATATCTATTTGTGTCCCTGAGGATAAATATGCCGAATTTTTGAATATATACAGTTTGGCAATGACAAACGCAGTCCCATTATATTTTACAGAAAAACCCACGGAGCCCAGTTCGCTTCGCGTTGATATTGATTTCCGTTTCACTATGCCCGATGACAAGTCTGGTATTTATAATTCACAAGATTCTAACTCGTCCAATAGCAAGAGGAAGTATGATCGCGTATATACCGCAGACAACATACTTCGTATTGTTAGTGCCTATTTCAAAGTCATCAATCAATACTTGGATGTCCACGAGGAAGCAAATGTCGCATATGTTATGGAGAAACCAAAACCCGTTGAGTTCCGTAACAAACTGAAAGACGGACTTCATATTGTCTTTCCTCATTTGATCGTGAATAATAACGTACACCACTTTATTCGCAGAAAGATATTAGATGTTGCTGTGGATATTTTCAAGGATTTACCGATATGTAATGACTATGATTCTATTGTAGATAAGGCGATTATCAATGTGAATTGCTGGCAGATGTATGGTTCGCGGAAACCCGATTGCGATACCTACAGGGTTTCTAGTATTTATAAATATACGAATAATGAAACTGTAAAAACCGATTATACATTGAACGCTGCGGATGAAATAAACTTTATTAAACTATTTTCTATGCGTAATTTTTCTAATAATATTCAAAACTTTGTAAAAGCAGAATTTGATATTGAAATAAGTCAATACAGTAAGCACATCTTACCTGCGATTGATCAAAAGTTGAAGAACAAGGTAATGAACAATATTTTCGGTAAATCTTTAAACCTGAATCGCTGTTATATTTCCGACGATGACCTTACGTTCGCTAAAAAACTTGTAGATTGTCTATCGCCATCACGTGCCGATAATTATACAGACTGGATTAATTTGGGGTGGGTCTTGCGTAATATCGATTACCGACTCCTTGAAACATGGGTAGAATTTTCAAAAATTAGCAGCGCGTATATCGAGGGTGAGTGTCATAATCTGTGGGACAAAATGCGTAAAGACAACATGGGGATCGGAACGCTCCGGTGGTGGGCGAAACAGGATAACTTGGAAAAATATGTTAGTGTCCTAGACAAAAGTATTATCCCTAAGATAGACCAGAGTATCTCGTCTGACGGGGCGCATTTTGACATTGCTTGTGTCGTCCATACGATATATAAAGACGAGTTCAAAGCGATATCCAAGGATATTTGGTATAAATATGATAAACAGAAACATCGCTGGGTTCGCGCTCGCGAAGGATTAGATTTGCGCCGTATTCTTAGTATTGAAATATGTCGTAAGTATATGGAAAAAGCTTCTGTGCTTAGTGAATATACTGAAGATCCTACTCTAAAAGCAATCAATGATGAGCGTAGCAAGAAATGCCTTAAAATCGCCACGCAATTAAAGAATTCTAACTTCAAAGATTCGATAATGAAGGAATGTAGGACGCTTTTCATTGATGAGAAGTTCGAGGAGTTGCTCGATAGTCGTTCGCATTTGATCGGGTTTGACAATGGGGTATATGATTTAAAGATGCACATGTTTCGTGACGGTATGCCAGACGATTACATTCTGCTTAGCACAAAACTCAATTACGTTCAGTATAATAGTGAAATGCCCGAAGTATTAGAAATCAACGACTTCTTCTCCAAAATATTTACCAATAAGAATTTAAGAAATTACGTTATGGATGTTCTTGCGTGTATCATAGACGGAAGTATCGCACAGGAACGCTTCTATATATTCACTGGACAGGGTAGCAACGGAAAATCGCGACTCTTGGATTTGATTCAAAAGTCAATTGGAGAATATTATTGTATCTTGCCTATCGCCTTGCTAACGCAAAAACGCGCAGCGAGTAATGCGGCGCAAAGTGAATTGGAACGAACAAAGGGACGGCGTTTTGCGGTGATGCAAGAACCGAGTGAGAATGATCGACTGAATATTGGACTGATGAAAGAATTGTCAGGACAAGATAGAATTTTGGTACGAACACTATTTAAAGAGCCGTATGAATTTAAGCCACAATTTAAGATGATTTTGACGTGTAATGAGTTGCCCGAAATTCCAAGTGATGATGGGGGCACTTGGCGACGTATCAAAGTATGTAATTTCTCTAGTAAATTCACGGAAACCCCTGATATCAACAAACCGACTGAGTTTTATATGGATCTTGAGTTGTCCGATAAATTCGAACGATGGAAGGAGGTATTTATAAGTTTATTGATTGACCGTCATAAACATATTAATCCAATGGCGATCGCGGAACCGAGCGAAGTTCGCGTTGCTACAGAGAGTTATAAACAGAATAACGATATTATCGGGCAATTTATGAATGACTGTATCGTTATTGATCAGCAAATCAAAGAACCGCGTATTACCATTACGAAACTATATACGGACTTCCGGCTATGGAGTATATCAAACGTGGTGAAAGGTAAAAAATGTCCTGACCGCAATCAACTCAAAGCATATCTAGAGAAACTACTAAATAAACCCTATGAAGCGAAGGGATGGACAGGTATTGGATACAAAAAGAATGACGAAGATGATGATGACGATGACGATGATGAATAAGGATGATACATGGTAGAATTTATAAGGTATTGTTGAACCTAAATCGAAAAAATATAATTCCTTTATATAGTTTTTTCTATAATATTTAATCTGTTTTCTAAATCTTTTAGACGCTTTTCTAATATTTCTTCTTTTAAATGTTTCATCTGTATCTCTAACAAATTAATTTTAATTATAAGTTCGTATATTGTCATATACTAACTTATATATTATTATAACTTATCCGGAGTCATATACTTACTTGTATATATATTATAATATAAGGAGTGATAAATTATTTATTTACGCGATGCAAAGTATTGTATACTTGAATTATTATTTATTTTAACTCCATTAATCTTGTTTGCCGCGGTAATAATCTGATTAGTAAAAGACGACATTTGGTTCGCTTTTGGTTCGCTTTTGGTTATTAATATTTTTACTAATAATAATTATCAAATTTTATAAATTTATGATACAAATATAACATATTTATTTATAATATGTTATCTGTTCTGTATCTGTTCTGTATATAAGAGGTAAACATATATGTTTACATATATGTAAACATTATATGAATAAGTATAAAATTAAAATAAACTGCACTCATCCTAATGATTTAAGAATTAATGATAGAGTAATTAGTAAAAATAGACGACTATATAACTATATTAGGAGTAAAATGCAACTGGAAAATATAGATTACATTACTAAAATGCTAATAGTATATAAAACAGATAGTAATGGACTAGAATCAAAAAGTATAGAATTTATAATAAATAGAGAGATTGATGAAAATGAATTTATTTTGTTTATTGTTAAGATGAAAGATACAGGATTTTTTAGTCTAAATAATAGAGATATTAAATTTATTGATACGACATCATCTAGAACAATTTTTAATAGAAATTTTAGTTCTTTAGTTAAAGTTGAAATAATACAAAATGGAAAATTTATTAATACGTCAACTTATACAGGAGGGGTTATATATGAAAGATAAAAATAAATGTTCAGTAAAATAAAAAATATATTAAAGCATTTATCCTCTATAATTATACAACTTATTTATCTGATATTATCAAATACTTCTTTCCTGTCAGAGATTAACCTCTTATTTATCTTGTGTGCGGTTACTAAAATATTAGTGCTAAATGATGGTTCATCATCATAATTATAAATTAGTTTATATCCCTTTTTATTTATTTTTTTATTTTTTACTAATTCCGCAATTTCTTCAATATCTTTAGTAAATTGTGACATTTTATTGTGTGTATCTTGAATCTTATGTTTTTCAACATTAATCTTACTAATTACATGTGCTTTTTTTTGAATATTAATAGTTTCAGTAAACACTGAAACTATTACCGGTAGCTCTTCAAAACTTACAACGGTGGTAACTTTTTTAGTACTTTTCTTAGCGATAATTTTTTTGATACTATTTGTTTTCTTCTTAATTTTATCATTCTTAATAGCATTCTTCTTATCATTCATAGCATTCTTCATCGCATTCTTATAATATTCTTCAATTCCCTTTTTGGTATTGATGCTATCAGGCATATTCGCTATATTTTCCTTAATATGAATAGCGAGAGTTGTCGCTGACATCTTTTGTTCGTTGTGTTCTTTCTTCTTTGCTTTTCGTTGTGTTCTTTCTATTTTAACATTTAAACATAAAAATTATCAAATTTTATAAATTTATGATACATATAGAACATATTATGTTGGTTATATTCGTATCATCGTCATTATAAATAATAAATAATATATTAATAATATAGATATGTCACCTAATACAAATAATATATGCTCGCGAATCCTAACACCCTTACAAATAAATGAACCGATTTGCTGGTTTTTGACGACCTTAGTCGCGATGTTTTATAGTCAGCGTAGTCGTAAAGTAATTTTAGAAGCTTCTAAACTATGGGATAAACACAGTCCTTTATTTAAATCATTAAAGCGTATATTGAAAGATAAATACTTAAAGGAAGGTAAAGGAGAAAGCGAAGAATACAGGGATTTTGTCGATAAAACGTTTTTAGATATATTAATTTTATTATTTAAGAAGAATAAGAACGCGTTTCCGTTTGATCCTAGACAGGTTAAACAACACCCATTTTATACGGAGCCTTATATAGGCAAACTATATACATTATTAGGCGTTGATTACAAGTTTTTTGATTATGTTGAGCCTAGTGATACATTGGCATATTCAATTTATAACAAAGAATATGATTTTTTATCCTATAATATTATTAATGGGAAAATAAATACCATAATCGACGAAGACAAACTAAAAAAGATAGAAGAATCAGGAATGTATGTAGATAATATGAAAACTCCTCCTATATTAATACTGAAAGTCACTGATGATATTAGTTTTGGTTGCGTAAACGTTAATATTATAAGAAATGTTATAACAAAAGGGCATCTAAAATCGATGGATGATATAATATATTATAATGAGGTTGAGTATCACTTAGATTCCGTAATATTGCTTAATATGAAAAAAACAAAGAAACAGGATGGGCACTTTATTACAGGAATGACTTGTAAAAAAAAGAGATACGTTTATAATGGTTTGCCAAGAACAACGATAAATCCAGTGACATCGATATTAGCGCATAGGGGGGTTCCGTGTGGTCTTGTGGATTATGATTGGAGTATTAAAAGGGATGAGAATATATGTTTTAATATGACAACATGTAATCTGAAAATATTAAAAACTAAAGATCTACCATGTAAATATATGTTTAATTTTAGCAAAGGAGAAAGACTATTAATATATGTTAGAAATGATTCAAAAAACGTTACTTCTAGTGTAAAGGATACGGATATAGAGGCGTTTTTAAATGCGCAACATGAAGAAAAAATGGACGAGATAATAAGAGATCTATACAACCTTCGTTTAAATACAATGGGAAAAAGGAGGAGATTAAAATCATCATCGTCATCTGCTGATAAAATCGCGAAAAAAAAAAGAAGATTTGAAAGTGTAAAAGTCAAGACACAAAAATAGTTTGTATATTATATATGGTGACTGCTAATGAAAATGACATCATAAAGGGATTAGTTCGTAGTGCGATGATTTCCTACAAAGAGAACTTTCTCCTTGAATGGTAAATTGTTATTTATTTTATAATATAATTCAATACTTTTCTTTACATTTGTAGTCTCGCACTCGTCCACCGCATATATCCACACATATACCTTGTAATCGCAATTAAAATGTTTGTCATTCTCGATATATTTGGATATCGCACTGTATATGTGGTTACCGTTAATGATCTTAATGCTACCATCTTCTATATTTGCTTTTTTGTCGTATATCGCGTCTATTGTGTAAGGAATGTCATATCCATCGACAATAGTCTTGTATATCTCATCGATCTTCGCTTTATTCAAGTCTCTCTTAAATACTATCGGTGTCGCGTGTATCATCAACTCGCGAAACGATATCTTCACCAAGTACTTATTATCATTTATCTTGTCTATTATTTTTTCAGAAATATTAAGAATTGGTCCATTCAAATTTATATTTTTTAATCGATCACTTATCATATTTATCATATCATCAATACTCATCTCTTGAATTGCTGAAGGTACTACTTGAGATACTTGAGGTACTTGAAATACTGAAGGTACTACTTGAGATACTTGATTTGTTGAAGGTGGAACTGGAGATGAAGGAGGGGTAAGTGATGAAGGTGGTGTAGGTGTTGAAGGTGGTGTAGGTTGCGTGAATCCACGATAGCAGAACTTGTTTTTTGTGAAAATGGTTGTAGATTGCTGTATAGGTTGGAAACAAAACTGATTAGTTGTAGCGGGTGGTTGCTGTAGTTGCTGTGGAGGTTGAACAGTAGGTTTAGTGAATCCATTGAAACAAAACTGATTAGTTGTAGCGGGTGGTTGCTGTAGTTGCTGTGGAGGTTGAACAGTAGGTTTAGTGAATCC